CAGGACAGGCTTGCGCTGATCCTTGCGGCGCTGCTCAACAACAGGGTCCCATTGGTTCCCTACAACAAATTTCGCATCTTCTTTGCCTGCAAGGATATTGTGCTCATTGAAGCCGTAGCCCCATTCATACCGCTGCCTAAGTTCTTCCAGAAAGTCGGCTTCACTGTCGAAACCGCTTGGCACTTTACGGCTGCGCTTCAACGGCTCAAAGTCCTGATTGGCGAAATTGTCTCTGATACCGGCCACTTATCTTGCTCCCTGAATCACAGCATCCACCCTCCAGGCGATGAATAGCCTCTATCGTCTTCAAGGCTGCTCTCATATCCCTGATCGGTGAAAGGGTCTAGAGGTTGCTGCGGTGAACTGCCTGATTGCCAGCCGTTCGCCTTTTTCGGACTGCTCCACTGGTTGAAGAATTCACGGGTTGCGAAGGTCAAAGCGCAAGCGTCGGCCAAATCCGAAGACCGCAAACCTCGCGCTTTCATATCCTGCTTGCTCTCAAGCAACCAATCGTTGTTTGCCCGCCATTTGATCTTCGGGCCGCTGATATCCGAAGCCAGATCGTCGTCATCCGGGATCGCTCCGCCTTCGACCAGCCACTCTCGCAGGTCGCCATACATTTCGGCGCGCTTGTTCCACGGCCCTGCACGGCCCGGATTGGCCTGCTTGGCGCGTGAGGTAGCTCCGAAGTCGATACCCTTCACAATGTCCGAGTATTTCTTGTTCATGTTGCGCAACGCAGTGACGATTGCAGCACCCATCGAGCCACGGTCAATGTTCATGCGGCTCGGCTTATGCTCGTCGATGATCGAGGAAAGCCAAGCAACGGCTTCCTCATGCTCGATCTTGTTTCGATGCATCACCTTGAGGATTTTGTCGCCTCGCCGGAACGCGACAGCAAATCGGTCGCCGCCCGCGCCCGCCGGATCAACGCCCACGATCAAAGGTGCGTCAGGATCGGCAATCTGGCGTTTTCGAGCCCGCAACACCAGTGCAGGCTTGATGAATACGCCTTCGATGTTGGCTGCGGCAAAAGCTTCGGTCACGTCGATTGGGTATTCCTGCCGGAATTTACCGATTGAACCCACGTCCTGAATTTTCGACCTGCGCCAAAGCATCTGCTCATTGGTCAGACCGTAGACCTGCTGGTATTCGAGTTCAGACAGTTCACCTTCTTCCTCAGCTTCCTGCAAAGGAGTAAAATCGCCATATTCAACGTATTCTTTCTGCACTGTCCACGGCACGAACACGGCGCGATAGCGGCCTGTGCCCTTCATGGCCTCCATGTAGCGCTTCCAGAATTCGCCGCTCGGGCCTGCTGACGTGGTTTCCAGCCAAATCTCCGAAGGAGCCTTTACCCATCCCTCAATGGTGCCCTTGCCTTTCTCGAACGGCAAAGGATTGGCCGGTTCCTGCCAGAGCACGCCCCATTGGCCGCGCACTTCATCCACGGCCTGCACAGAGGATGCGAAGTGCTCTGCAGCCGAAACCCACCAAGCGGCTTCCGAGCCGTGGAAGAAGCTGATCGCGCCGCCACGACCGCCCGCCTTCTGTCCTGCGGTCGCCACAGCATAGGACGAGCCTCGCTTGATGAATTCAAGTTCCTTGGCATTGTCGGTGCCAACCAAAGGCGGAAACGGATTGTGTTCCTGCATAAGCTGCACCATGTCAAACAACACGTTCGACGAGTTCATTTCATGCGAGAGAATGTAAATCCGCTGCCGATCCCACAATGTAGCGCGCCAATAGCCCCGACCCGCGACGTAACTCGAAAATCCCTGGCGCCTTCCTTTGAGACCAGCAAGCCTGACCCATTTTTCCTCTTTCAATTGCTTCTCGGCAGCGTCGTGCAGAATGCACTGGGCGTCATTCAGTATCAGCGGCGCAAGATCGCCTGATTTGGTGCGGATGCGCAGGGCTTCCTTAGCAAACAGGCGCAAATCGGCTTTCCACATTGCCACCCGCAGCGAAAGCCAGCGCGTCCGCACTTCATCAACCGAAATACCGTGACTGGTGGCAATTGCCTGGAGGTTCACAGATCATACACCAATGCTTGTTGCACAGGCTCGGCAGGGACAACCTCCGGCAAAGACGGCTGGTTCGGGTCGGCCTCGAATTCGGACACGTCAGCGCCGAGAAGGCGCGCTGCGGTCACAAGATCATCGCAGATGCCTGTGCCAAGCCACGGATATCGCCGGTCTGTCGCCAGATGCTTTCGCCACATCTTGAGACGCTCGGCGATACCTTCCTCGCGTCCGTGCATTCGTTCATAGGGCATAGTCGTTCTCCCGATGCCTGTTTACAAATCGTATTGCTGCGGGATTTCCTCGAAACTGGCGTCGATAGTGGCGCTCATGCGCTCCAGCCGATTGATCGCATCGTCGATGGTGACAGTCCCGCTCACATCGACCTGCTGGCTTCGGGAAATCATCTTGGGAAACAGCTTGGTGGCAAAGTCGGTGTAGTTGCTGTCAGCCCATGCTGCCATGCGGCTGATGCCACCGATCTGCTCGAACACCGACATGACAACTGCGCCAGCATAGCGCCCGACATGCTGATACATCTCCGGAGAGATCACAGGCATGGTCGAGACTTCGCGCACAGCCACTTTCTTGTCGGTGTCGTCAGTCACTGAACATTGTCCTCATTTTGGCGTTCTCAATCGCACCAATCATGTGCCAACGATCCTGCCAATTTCCGTAAGTTCGATAATCGTAGGTCACTCGATCATATGTGATTACTACAATATCAGTAATTTCTCCTTTTTTAAAACGCTCTGCAATATTTCGCAAAGTCGCAGCAAATTCAGGATCGCCCTGTTTAGTTGATGCGAGGCTGACTACTTTCTTGTCGGTGTCGTCAGTCATGCTCATTTCTTCTTTGCAGTCTTGGCAGAACGCCTGAACGCTTCGGCAGTCGGTGCGCCTTTTGATCCAGGCTTGCGCATCTTCTCGCCGGAACCGGCCTTGATGCGCTTCCGCTTGGCATGAATGTTGGCATAAAGTCCGTCAGTCATCTTGGCTACTCCTGCTCAGGTCCAACTGTCTGATACGTCGAGCAACTGCACCATGCGACACACCTAAAGCTTCTGCAATCAGTTTTGGGCCTTTGCCTTCGGCATACATTTTCCGAAGTCTTGCGTCCTTCCTATTCCAGTCAATTGCAAACCGACTCATGCTCGTTCCTCACCTGAGAGTTGCACGCTCATGCTCGTTCCTCACCTGAGAGTTGCACGCTCACGCTCGTTCCTCACATGAGAGTTGCACGCTCATGCTCGTTCCTCATGGCTTGAGAGCGTGCCAGTAAGTCACACCTGCGGGCAGAGCATAGAACAGGGACGGATTGGCTCTCCTGCTTTCGTCACGCCGATCCTCAATGAAGCCACGCTTGATGAGTCTCCTGACGTTGGTGAGAACGTTGGCACCGGCATTGAGGCCAAGGGTCTTGGCGAGTGCATCCCTGTGAATGCCTGGCTTGCAGATAATCGTGTAGAGGCACAGAATGTCACGCGGATCGAGATACTGCTCGTCCATCGCTTTCAGACGCATCAGAAAATCCACAACAGGGTTTCCGGTCGTTATCAAATTTTTAATCGGAATCTGTTCCACCTGATTCAACTCCTTGAAGCCACCCGCTCGGAGACACTCGTTGACGGGCTTGCGTCGGCTTCTTCCTTCGTGATGAATCTACCGGTTACGGCGCTGCGATACCGTTTGACCTTCCGAGATTGCTTGACCGGCTCGGCTTCCTCAACCTCTCCGATTGTCGTCAAATCCAGATTTTCCAAGCGCGCAATCTCTGCCCGGATCGCGGCACAGTTTGCCTCCAGACCCGGCTTGCCTTCACGGCTCCGCAGCCGCTCACGCAGCTTGCCGAGGCGCACCTCGATGTCATGGATTTGCTCGACCATAGGCCCATCCATAATAGCAGGAGGCCACGCGGTCAATACGCAAAAAGACCCCGGTGCCGAGGGGATCAAGCACCGGGGTTGGCAGGTTGGGAAAGAATGCCCGGCAAGGATTTACGGATCAAGAGATGCCTAACCTTTTGCGGTGCCGTAAACGACTGTGCAGCAGGAAAACCCTTACCGAGCGATTGAGAGCATACAGAGTTAGCGGTCGGTGTCAACTTCGATCCAGTCCTCGCAAAGAAGATCGGATTGAGATGCCAGCCACGGCACTACATAGCCCTGTGCAGTTTTCATATCAATGTGAGCGTGATAATTGACGGAAGTGCCTTCGGGATAGATACCTAACAGAGGCGGGCGGTTGACTGTGAAAGTCGAGCCGGGGACGAGAAACAGGAACATTCCTTTGCCATTCCATCCTTCGCGGGCGACACGCTTGCCTTGCTTGAGAAGGCGTATTGCTTGACCGAAATCCATAGTGACGTTCTCCTTGGTTGGGAAGGGTATATTAATAGCATTGGGGATGGATTGCAAGGGGTTTGTGATGTCGTTGGATAGGACAGGAAAAGTGCCTATAAATGGCACATATTTGCGGAGAAAAAGATGTCCGGTCAGTATGGGGTTTGAAAGGTTACGTTAGGTAAGGGGTCGGATAATTTGGTGTATATCGAATACAGCGCCTAGACCCGGCCATCCGGCCCGCGTCTCGAAGGTGCCCCCCGGTATGGTTAACGGCAGGTCAACGGGTCCCTTTTAACCAATTATTAACCTTACCATGCGTTAAGATTATCAGAATATTAACCAATCATGCCTTTGCGTCAGGATTAATTCTGCTACTCGCATTTTATCCTTGCAGCATTTTCCGAATCATGGCAGGGCATAATCTCACGCAATGGAAGGAAAGGAACGAGACATGACAAGGCTTGATGGCGCATTCACGCTCTTGGATGCTTATTCGAATGCCCGAAAGGCGGCCCGAATTTTCGACAT